CGCCGCATATGGCAGGCGGCAGGTTGGCCGTGGGGGAAAAACACGCCGCCTGCTCCCCCGCCGATACGGACGTGAAGAACTACTTCATTCCCGTGTCGCGCATGTTCGGATGGGTTGCGAATTCGCTTGTCCTGTCCTATTGGAGCAAGCTGGACAAGAAGATGACGCGCCGCCTGATCGACAGCATCGTGAATTCCGTCAATATCTGGCTGAACGGCCTTGTCAACGAGGAAAAACTGCTGGGCGGGCGCGTGGAATTTCTGGAAGAGGAAAACAGCGAAACCGCGCTTATGGCTGGCAAGGCAGTTTTCCACATCTACATGACCCCGCCCAGCCCGATGAAAGAATGCGAATTCGTATTGGAGTACGACGCGGACTATGTTTCGTCGGCTTTGGCGGCATAAGGAGGGAAAGACAACATGAAAGTTGACAACGGCACAACCAACTTTGCCGTGTATGAGGACGCGACGGAGTTTTACGGAATGGCGGAAGCTACGCTTCCTGAAATCTCGCAGATCACGGAGGAAGTCAAGGGCGCGGGAATCGCGGGCGCGTTCAACGGCGCGTTCGTCGGGCATATCGAGGCAATGACGCTGACCCTGAATTTCCGTTCTGTGACCGCCGACGCAATCAAACTGGCAGAGCCGCGCAACCACCAGCTTGACTTGCGCGCGGCACAACAGTATTGGGACAACAGCGCGGGCAAGTTCATTCAACAGGCGGTAAAACACGTGCTGATGGTAACGCCGACGAAGTTCGCGCCCGGAAAGCTGGCCCCCGCCGCCTCCGCGGAAGCGTCCGGGGAGTATGCGGCAACCTATTTCGCAACATACATCGACGGGAAAAAGGTCCTCGAAATTGATATTATCAATTTCATTTACTACATCAACGGAACCGACTATCTGGCCGACGTTAGAAAGGCACTTGGCAAGGCATAAGCCCGGCGGGGTCCTCCCCGCTGGGCTTTCCTTTGCCCTTTTTCTGTATTTGAACCTATGAAAATCTGAATGGAGGAATTGACCATGAACGACACCGAGAAAAAAACCACCACAGAGGGCGCAGAGCGGCCCGCAGGCGCGGCGGAAGCCGTCACCCATGGACCAGCACAGGAAGCCGCAGAGAAGCCCGCAGAGGGCAACACGGGCGTTTATACGCACGTGTTCAAGAAGCCTTTCGAGTATGAGGGAAAGACCTACACCGAACTGACGTTCAATTTCGAGCGGCTTTCCGGGCGCGACATGGTTTCCATTGAAACCGAAATGCAGATGAACAACGAATACGCCCTTGCACCGGAAATTTCCCGGAGTTTTCAAGGGAAGATGGCGGCAAAGGCCGCGGGCATCGGAAGCGACGTGCTGGAAGCAATGCCCCTGAAAGATTTCAACAAGATCACCAACGCGGCCAGAAGTTTTTTAATCGACACGGGCTTTTAAGAAGCCCGGCCCGCTGGTGGCGGCGGGAATGCTTCAAACTGGCACAGGCAACCTTTACGCCCGTTCCATTCTGGCTTGACATGACCGTGACGGAGATCACGGCATGGATTGAGGACATCAACGCCGCCACAGCAGAGCAGAAGAACCAGAAAGCGAGGTGAAGAATTTGGCAGGAAGAAAGGAATATGAACTTCTCTTCAAACTGACCGCCGCATTGGGCGGAAACTTCAATGCGGCATTCAGTAGCGCGCTGAATACCACGCGGCAAATGCAAAACAGCCTGCAAAAGCTAAATTCTATCACCGGAAAGATCGACGCTTACAAAAAGCAGGAAGCCGCCCTTGAATCGAACCGTCAAAAGCTGGAACGGCTGACCGCAGAGCATGAACGACTGCAACGGGAAATCAGCGAAACCGGAGAGCCAACGGAAGAACTGCGGGCAAAGATGGCGCAGAACGAACGGCAGATCGCGGCGACCACATCGAGAATCGAGCAACAGGAAGCGCGGCTGAACGAATTGGGCGGAGAACTGTCCGACGCAGGGGTGAACACCTCCCGTCTGACCGAGGAAAACGAACGATTATCCAAAAGTTACGAGCGGGTCAAAAAAAGTCAAGAGGAATTGGCAAAAGTAAACGCCGCGTTGGAACAGAACAACGCGGCGATTTCAAAGACCAAAACGCAACTTGCGGGGACCGTCGGAACCCTTGCGGCACTTGGAACGGCAATTTACGCCGGGCCAGTGAGAAAGGCCGCGGAGTTTGAAGCGCAGATGTCCACCGTAGAAGCCATTTCCGGCGCGACCGCGGATGAAATGAAGCGTTTGTCGGATGAAGCAAAGAGAATGGGCGCGACGACGCAGTTTACCGCCGTTGAAGCGGGAAAAGCCCTCGAATACATGGCAATGGCCGGATGGAAAACAGACCAGATGTTGGGCGGCTTGCCGGGCATTATGAACCTTGCGGCGGCATCCGGCGAGGACTTGGGGCAGGTTTCTGACATTGTGACGGACGCGCTGACCGCGTTTAACATGACGGCAGATCAGGCGGGCCGCTTTGCGGACGTGCTGGCGCAAGCGTCGAGCAATTCAAATACCAACGTGGCAATGATGGGCGCGACTTTCCAAAAAGTGGCCCCCGTCGCGGGCGCGCTGGGATATTCCGTTGAGGACGTTTCCCTTGCAATCGGCCTGATGGCGAATGCGTCCATAAAGTCGGAAGTGGCCGGAACCTCGCTGAAAACCGCCCTTGCGAACATGGCAAAGCCGACAAAGCAGATGAAAGAGTACATGGACAAGTACGGAATCAGCCTGACGAATGCAGACGGAAGCATGAAGTCATTCCGCGAAGTGGTGGACAATCTGCGAAGCAGTCTGGGCGGGTTGTCTGAAACGGAGCAGGTGGCGGCGGCAACGGCCATTTTCGGCAAGGAATCCTTTGCGGGTATGCTGGCGATCGTCAATGCAAGCGAGGCAGATTTTCAAAAATTGTCCGATTCGGTCAACAATTCCGCAGGCGCGGCGGAGCGAATGGCGCAAATCAAACTGGACAACTTTCAAGGAAAAGTAACGCTGTTGCAATCCGCAGTTGAGGGTCTACAAATTGCGCTGGGCGACGCGCTGTTACCGACGTTTACCGAGGGCGCGGAAAAGGCCGCGGAGCTGATCTCCAAACTGACCGAGTTTATCAATGCAAACCCGGAGTTGGTACGGACGATCACAAAGGTTGTCACCGGACTTCTGGCGTTCAAGGCGGCGGGGCTGGTGGCAAAGCTGGCATTTCTTGACCTGAAAGGCGGGGTACTGACCATTCAAAAGGTCATGGCCCTGTTCAAAGGCAAATTCGCCCTTGCGGGCGTGGAAGCCGTGGGCTTTGCGTCTAAAGTCAAGGGCGTTGCAAAAAGCGTCACAGGGTATTTCGGCGGAATCGGAAGCGCGGCGGGCGGCGTAGGCCGCGCGTTCGGGCAGATGTTCGCCGGAACGAAAATCGGAAACCTGTTTTCCGGTATCGGCGGAGCCGTGGGCGGCGTGTTTACCCGCATATTTTCCGGCGTGGGCGGCGTTGCTACGCGGGCGTTTACCGGAGTAGCGGGAACCATTACCGGAATATTGGGGCGGGCCGGGGCCGCAGTTGCGGCGGGTCCGCTTGGAAAGATTGGAAGCGTGGTTGCAAAGGGGTTCGGGAAGCTGTCAACCCTGTTCGGCCCGCTTCAAAAGCTGGGCGGCGCAATCTTGGGGCCATTCAGCGGCATTCTTGGGAAAGTGCTTCCCGTCGTGGGTGTGATCACCCTGATTATTTCGGCGGTGCAAATCCTGCGGGACAATCTGGACAAGGTGCGAGAGGTTATCCGAAACGTGTTCGGGGACGCGGGTGTTGAAGTGTTCGACAAAATCGTGTCCGCAATCTCGAATATCGGAAGCACAATCCAGAGCATCTTCACAGACGGGAACTTGGGCGGAGCGCGGGACTTCCTGATCAACCTGTTCGGAGAGGAAGCGACGGGCGTTATCGACGGTGCGATCACGGTTTTGCAAACTGTGTGGAATATACTTTCCGGCTTTATCGAGTTCGTGAATACCTACGTCCGCCCGATTGTGGAACAGATTTTTACATTCATCGTTCAAACGGTGCTTCCGCAGATCGCGCAGGCGTTCGCGGATTGGGCGCCGACAATCGCTTCCATCCTGCAAGGGCTGGCAACCGTCGTTTCGACGATCGCAACGGCCATTATGTCCGTGATTCAGTTTCTTATGCCGACGATTCAAAATATTATCAGCGTTGCGCTGACGACCATTCAAGGGGTTGTGTCCGGCGCGCTGACGGCGATTAAAGGCATTGTGGACGTGTTCGCGGGCATCTTCACGGGGGATTGGTCCCGCGTGTGGGAGGGCGTGAAAGGGATATTCAGCGGCGTTTGGAATTCCCTGAAAAGCATTGCAAGCGGCGTTCTGAACGGAATTATCGGCCTGATCAACGGCGTGATTTCCGGGCTGAACAAACTGAAAATTCCTGATTGGGTCCCCGGCATCGGCGGAAAGGGCATCAACATTCCGTTGATTCCGACTTTTGCAAAAGGCACGAAAAACACGCCTGACACGTTCATAGCGGGTGAAGCGGGCGCGGAACTTGTCACGAATGCAAGGAACCGGACCGTTTTCAATGCGGCGGAAACCGGGGCGATCTTCCGCAATCTCGCAAACACCGTCAACACCATTCGGGCGGGGGTTGGCGTTCCGGCCCTGCAACTGGCTTATGCAGGCGCGGAGGCCCCCAGCGTGTCGGCACCGTCTATCGCGTCCGGCGCGCGGCAAGCGTCGATCGTCATTCACAGCGCGCCCGTTTTCCATGTTGGGAGCGAGGCGCAGGCGGAGGACATCGAAGAACTGCTACGCAGGCACGACGAAGAACTGCTGGACGAAATCGAAGAGCGGAAGCGGCAACAGGAGGACGACGAAAGGCGGCGGAACTATGACTAAATACACCACCATAGCCGGGGACATGTGGGACGCAATCGCCTATAAAACGCTGGGCGACGAAGCGTACACGGACAGGATTATGAAGCTGAACCCGGAATACCGCCGCCTTTTCGTGTTCCCCGCGGGAATCGTGCTGACCATCCCGGAGCCTGAATCACAGGTTGCGGCGGGGTTGCCGCCGTGGAAAAGGGGGACGGCATGAACGCGAGAAGAGCGGTTATCCGCCTGACCTTTTCGGGGGTGGATATTTCGGCGGACATCAACAAGCATCTTCTTTCGCTGACCTACACGGACAACGAAGAGGACAAGACGGACGACCTGCAACTATCCCTTGACGACAAGGAGGGCGTATGGCTGGGAAGCTGGCTGAATACGCCCTCCGCGTCAAAGGGGGCGGAAATCTCCGCCGTGATTGTGCAAAAGAATTGGGAATCGGACGGGAAAGACCGGGTTCTTGACTGCGGCGTGTTCGCCGTGGACACAGTGGACGGGAGCGGACCGCCCGCGAAAGCGACCATCAAGGCCGGGTCTATCCCCTACGCCTCCACCATTCGGACACAGAAAAAGACGAAAGCGTGGGAGAAATACACGCTTTCCGGCATTGCAAAGGAGATTGCGGGGGCGAACGGGTTTACCTGTATGTTTGAATCTGCGTCCGACCCATTTTATCAGCGGAAAGAGCAAATGCAGGAATCCGACATCACCTTTTTACAGCGGCTTTGCAAAGCGGCTGGAATCTCCCTGAAAGTCACGGCAAAAATCATCGTCCTGTTTGACGCGGCGGCGTATGAGCAGAAAGACGCGGTGCGGACCATCCAGCGGGGAAAAGCAGACGTGGGAAGCTATTCTTTTTCCACGAGCCTGCACGACACCGCGTACAGCAAATGCCACGTGTCCTACACAGACCCGGCCACGGGGACGACGATCGAATATACCTACACCCCGCGGGACGCGGACAAGAGCGGCCAAACGCTGGAAATCAACGAAAAGGTATCAAACCGTGAAGAGGCCCGGCAACTGGCAATGAAGCGGTTACGGGAAAAGAACAAAGGAGAATTCAAGGCATCGTTCAAGCTGGCCGGGGACGCGCGCCTTGTGGCGGGCGTAACGGTTCAGGTGGCCGGGTATGGGGCGTTCGACGGAAAGTACATCATCGAAACGGCGACACATTCCATATCCCGAAGCGGGTATAAAACCGATCTGACTTTGCGCCGCGTGCTGGAGGGCTACTAAATGAGCGAATTATCCGTTTTGAAAAATATGGTCCGAACGGGCATCGTCTCTTCTGTCAACGCAGGGAACCGAACGGCCCGCGTGACCTTTTCGGACAAGGGAGAAAGCCCGATTGTTTCGGGAGAACTGAAAGTTCTGAAAAACGCGCCATTCATCCCGGCGCAGAACGCGCCGCAACGGACGGAAACCGAGAGCGGCGGAAGCGGCGACGCGGCCTTTGCGGGCCACAGCCACGCCGTCAAGATCAGCCCGTGGCTACCGTCGCCGGGGGATTACGTGCTTTGCATCTACCTCCCGACAGAGGACGGGGACGGGTTCGTGATTGGGGGGATTTGACGATGGCGGAAATCGGAAGCTGGGGGACGTTCACCTTTTACGTTTCCCGGTCATCCATCAAGACGTTTGACGATCTGAAATGGGAAAGTTCGGTGAAGTACGCCACGCACGAGCGGCATTTGAAAGAGCCGCTTTTGGAGTTCACCGGGCAGGACGTGGAAAGCATGTCTTTCACCATGTTCTTTTCCGTCTTTTTGGGCGTGAACCCCATTGCGGAGGTTGCGAACCTGCTTCAAACCATGCGGCGGGGCGAGGCCCATTATCTGATCATCGGCCCGAAAGCGTATGGGACGAACAAGTGGGTCATCACCAAACTGTCAAATTCCCTGCAACGATACGACCGGGGCGGGAACCTGCTGGCCGCGTCGGTCAATGTAACCATGCAATCATATTCGAGCAGATAGGAGGGCGGACGATGGCTTACACCGTAAAGGCATACGCCCTTGAAAAAATCAACCTCGCGCCGGAGGACACCACGGAAGAGGTATTGCAGAACGTGGCGGTCATCCTTTCCACACCGAAATTTTCCGTTCCGTTAGAGCGGGGCTTGGGGCTGGCGCAACGGTTTCTTGATAAACCGATTCCGGCGGCGCAGTCAATCTTGATTTCAGAGGTACTCGAAGCGATCGAGGAATTCGAGCCGCGGGCAGAGGTGGAAAACGTGACCTTTGAGTTGGGGGACAGGCCGGGGACCCTGATTCCCATTGTGGAGGTGAAGATCATTGACGGCGACGAATAGGAGTTACCCGGATATTTCCTTTGTGGAAACCGACACGGAAGCAATCGTGAACGCGTTGATTCAGTCATACGAGAAGTTCACCGGGCGCACGCTGTACCCGGCGGACCCGGCGCGGCTTTTCATTTTGTGGGTGGCGGACATCATCGTTCAAGAGCGGGTGAACATCGACTTTTCGGCAAAACAGAACGTGCCGCGATACGCGGAGGGGGAATATCTGGATTCCCTCGCGGAACTGTTCAAGGACACGTACCGATTGGAGCCGGAAAAGGCGAAAACAACCTTGCGCTATACGCTGTCCATCAAACTTGACACCGCGACCGTCATCCCGGCAGGGACCCGTGCAACACCGGACGGCGACGTTGTGTTTGCCACGCTTCAAGACCTGACCATTCCGGCGGGCCAGTTGTCCGGCGACGTGGCGGCGGAATGCACGCAGGCGGGAGAAATCGGGAACGGCTTTGTTCCGGGGCAAATCAAACAGGCGGTTGACGTGTTCCCCTACTTTCAAAGCGTGTCGAACACAACGGAAAGCGCGGGCGGCGCAGATGAAGAGAGCGACGCGGCATTTTATGAACGGCTACGGGAGAGCGTGGAAACATACTCCACAGCGGGGCCGATGGGCGGATATGAGTATTTCGCAAAATCCGCGTCGGCCCTGATCGCGGACGTAAAAGCCACGTCGCCGGAGCCGGGAGAAGTGGACGTGCGGGTTCTGCTGGCAGGCGGAGAACTGCCAGAGGAAGAAATCTTGAAAGAGGTTTCGGAAATCCTGAACGCGGACACGGTGCGCCCGCTGACTGACCATGTGACCGTCAAGGCCCCGGAAACCGTGGCATACAACATCGACGTGACCTACTACACACAGGAGGGCGGCGCAATCAGCGACGACGTGATTTCGGAGAACGTAAACGCGGCGGTGGGCGCGTTCAAGAAATGGCAGGCGGAGAAGATGGGGCGGGACGTGAACCCGTCCTATTTGATTCAACTGCTTATGCAAGCCGGGGTAAAGCGGGTGGAGGTCCGCGCCCCGGCTTTTGCGACGGTGAAAGACAATCAGGTTGCGAAAATCGGAACGACCACCGTTACGAACGGGGGTGCGGAAAGTGAATGACAACGAACTGCATTCGGCAGATTATACACGGTCCCTCCCCCCTCCCCTGAAAAACGACCCGACCATGACGGCCCTTGCGCGGGTCATTGCGGAGCAGTTGCAAGGGACCGTCCGGCAGATCGGGAAGAACATCATATACGCCCGGATTGACGAACTGGACGAACAGACGCTTGACGTGCTGGCCTATGACCTGCATGTGGATTGGTACGACTATTCCTATCCGATCGAAGTCAAGCGGCAGACCATCCGGGACAGCGTGCGCGTTCACCGGAGGTTGGGGACGAAATACGCCGTCGAAACCGCGCTGGGGGCGGTATTCCCCGGAACGCGGGTGCAAGAGTGGTTCGAGTACGGCGGAGAACCGTACATGTTCAAAGTCATCATCGGCGCGACGGAATCGGGGGTATCGGCGGACCGGCAAGCGGCGGTTTTGGAGCGGGTGCGCTTTTATAAAAACCTCCGGTCCCATTTGGAAGCAATCAGTTATCAGATTGAGAAAAAAGCGGCAGTATTCACGGCGGCGGTCCATTCCGTCGGCGTGCGGCTGGAAGTTTACCCCTATCTTGCGGAGGACATCGAGGAAACGGCGCGCATCAAGGCCGGGGCGGGCCACACCGTCGGCGTGCGCGTGGACATTTACCCGCATGTTTACCGGAAGATGGGGGCAGATTGGCGCGCGTTATGCGCCGCCTATATTCAGCAAACCGGGAAACTTGAAATCTTCCCGCAGAACAGAACGGAGGCGTAACAATGGCAGAAATCGAAAACAAATACGGAAGTATTGTGACCGACGTAGGCGTTCAGCTTATCACGGAAGCAGTCATGGAGGGGCAGAAAGTCAATATTACAACCCTCGCCGTGGGCGACGGCGGCGGAAGCTACTACAAGCCGAATTCCACCATGACCGCCCTAAAGGGCGAGAAATGGCGCGGAAAGGTAAACCGCGTGGAGGTCAACGAGAAATCCCCGAACATGATTGACGTGGTGGCGGTGGTCCCCTCCGACGTGGGCGGCTGGACTATCCGGGAAATGGGCGTGTTCGACGACGCGGAAGAGCCGAACATGATCGCCGTTTGCAATACGCCGGACACGGAAAAGGTCATTATCACCAGCGGAGCCGCCGGGGAAATTGAACTGACTATGCACATCGAAATTTCCAACACGGGCGCGATCTCTTTCGTCATTGACCCGAACGTGGTAACGGCCACGAAAAAGGACCTTGCAGACCACAACACGTCGCAGACGGCGCACGCCGCGGAGTTTGAGAAAAAGGCAGATGTTACCGCCCTGAACGACCACGCGAACAACAGCGACATTCACGTGAACCCCACGACGATGGGGAACTATGACACGGCCATTGCCGGACTGATCGACCACACGGAGGACACAGAAGTTCACGTTCAGCCGGGCGAGCGGGCCGCGTGGGACGCAGGCGCGGAGGCCGCAGAGCAGGCGGAGGCGGACGCGGCGGAAGCCCTGTCCGCTATTGCGGGGCTGGAAAGCCGCGTTTCCCGCGTGGAAGATGGACTGTTCAACAACATCACCGGAAACCCGTTTCTTGTGCAATTTGATTCCCTCGACGGGGTGGTTATGACAAAAGGCATTTGGAACGCGGCCAGAAACAGAATCGAATGTTGAGGGAATACGCCTGCACGCGGCGGGAACTGTCCTGCATCATTGGGAATCTGTTTACGGAGCTGGACCCGCCTTGCGCCGCGTGCGATTCCGACGCTGACGAACTGACGATCAGCGGGCGAACCTATACCGGGGCACAGGCGGTTCTAACTGTCACGGAATGGGGATTCCGGTTCGACGGGGACCCGTCGGAGATTGAAGAAATCCGGGGAAAGAGGTGCTTGCGGCGTGGCGGATGAAAAGGAATTTATCATCATCACGAAAGCGAAAGATTTAGCCTTTCACACCTACGACATGACCACCGCCCGCCGCTTTCCAAAGCGGCACGGGAAACTTGCCGTAGACCTGATGGAATTTGCGCGGGAAATCGTGATTCATATTCAGGACGCGAACGAACTTGACGTTCAGGACGCGGGAGAGTTCCGGGAACGGCGGTACGAACAGAAACAGGCCCTTTCACGTTGTAAAGACATGCTGTTTTTGATCGAACTGGCCGAACGAAAGAACCTGATTTCAACGGCGCAATGCGCGGCGTGGACAAAGTACGCCGTGGAAGTAAAACGGATGACGGCCAGTTGGAGAAAAAAGGACCTCGAACGGTTCACGGAATCCAGACAACGGGGAAGCGCGCCGCGGCGGTGATCGCCGGGGCGTTTTTCTTGGGGTGCGGCTTGTAGCGTCGAATTCGTACAACGTCCGCAACGTCAATTCCTCCGGCGCGATGAACTGGAACAACGCGTACAACGGCAACAGGGGCGTTCGCCCGCTTTGGTGGAATACCGCGAATGAGTAAGCCAACGGCTGAAAAACAGAGGACCACTATCAAAGGAAGCCGCATCCCTCCGCCGCGGTGACAGCGCGACGGTAAACACAAGATTGGTGAAGCAAGGCCCACGGGAACCAGCTTCCGCCCCGGCGCGGGCGCGCGGCGGGGGCCGATGATGGAGCATTGCGACGGCGGGCGCAGGCCGCTTACCGTCCCCGCAAGGCGGATTCTATACACGGCAAGGAGTTATTTTTTATTATTATGCAACAAACAGAATTCGAGCGGGTCCACGATTTCGGGAACCTGTACGCAGGGTTTCTAAAAGCCCGCCGGGGCAAACGGGGAAAAGAAAGCGTTGCGAAGTTTGAAGCAAACCTGCTGGAAGCCCTTTGCCTGCTTTCGGAAATGCTGAAGAACAAAACCTATCGCCCGTCGGAATATTTCGTATTTCGGGTTTACGAACCGAAAGAACGCATTGTTATGACCAACGCGTTCAAAGACAAGGTGGTTCAGCATTCCTTATGTGACAATGTGTTAGAACCAGCGTTTTCCCGTACCTTTATCCGCGACAACTACGCGTCGCAGGCCGGGCGCGGGACGCATGACGGGCTGTATCGACTGGAAGTGTTTATGCGGTCCTATTATTTCGAGCGGAAAGCGCGGGAAGAACAACGGTGCCGGGAGGAGGGGTTGCCGCGGCCCGACCCGCGCGCCGCCCATTATGCGGACGGCTGGGTTCTGAAATGCGACATATCAAAATATTTCTACTCAATTCCGCATGAACCATTGAAAGCAATGGTGCGCCGCTTCATCCGGGACCCGGACGTTCTATGGCTTGTCGACATGATCATTGACAGCACGGACGACCCCGGAATTCCGATCGGCAACCAGACTTCACAATGGTTCGCGGTCATGTACCTTTCGGGGCTTGACCACTTCATAAAAGAGAAATTGGGAATCCGCTATTATGGGCGGTATATGGACGACTTTTACTTGATTCACGAGGACAAGGCGTATTTGCAGTATTGCCGCCGGGAGATTGAAAAGTACGTGGCCGGGCTGGGACTGAAACTGAACAACAAGACAAATATTTTCCCGTTGCGGAACGGAATTGATTTCCTTGGATTCCGAACCTATATGACTGACACGGGGAAGATCGTGCGAAAGGTAAGGAGGAACAGCAAATGTAACGAGCAACGGAAATTGAAGAAACAGCGGGGCTTGCTGAACAAGGGGAAAATTACCCTTGCGGCAATCGAACAGTCATACGGAAGTTGGCGGAGCCATGCGGCAAAGGGCAACTGTCACCACCTTATCCGGGAAACGGACCGCCTGTTCAAAAAATTATTCAAGGAGAGTGTTAAACAATGGCAAAAAGTTTAAGTTCCCTTGTCGTTGGCGCGCTGGTCAAGGACACGGGGACGCTTTACAACGGGAAACCGATTATTTGGAAAATCGCGGACAAGAACCACGCCGGGTTTCCGGCGAATTCCGTCACGCTGATCACGGAGCGCATTATCTCGCTGAAATGCTTTGACGCTATGGAGCCGAGCAACAACGACGGAAACCGCCGTTCCTACGGAAACAACCGCTGGATTTGGTCAAATATCCGTCGATGGCTGAACAGTCAAGCGGGGGCGGGCGCGTGGTACGCGGCCCAGCACGGGCAGGACGCGCCGCCGAACAACTCGAATGTGTGGAACAACTACAACGAGTACGAGGCAGAAGCGGGCTTTCTGGCGGGATTCTCCGCGAATTTCATTGCCGCCCTGCTGACCACGAACCGGACCGTCGGAAAAGCGCAGGTGGACGGCGGCGGAACAGAAACATGCACCGACAAGATTTTCTTTGCCACGTCAACGGAAGTTGGATTGTCGGGCGACGTGGTGGCCGGAAGCAAACTTGCGCTATTTACGGATGACAATTCCCGCAAGGCGAAGCCAACGGCGGAATGCGTATCGAAAAGCGAATACCAGACAAGCGGTTTTAACGTCAATGAGCCGTGGTACTGGTGGCTTGCGGACGCTTATGCGTCGCATTCGTACGGCGTCCGCAGCGTCAATTCCTCCGGCGCGATGGGCTGGAACAGCGCGTACAACGGCGACTGGGGCGTTCGCCCGCTTTGTAATCTAAAATCTGAAATCTTGGTATCTGACAGCCCGGATTCGGACGGCGCATACACGATTATTTGGAACCGCGCCCCGTCGGTCCCGGATTCCATCGACGTTCCGAGCGACGTTCGGGGCGGCGAAAAACTGACCGTGACGTGGGGGACCTCCACCGACCCGGACAACAACCTTTCGGGGTACATCCTCGAACGGCAGTACAACGGCGGCGGCTGGGCGCAGGTCTACAAGGGAATCAACCGGACGTACACCGACCAGATCACAAAGGGCTGGGAGAATGTGGCGTACCGGGTCAAGGCATACGACAGCGCGGGCGCAGAATCGGCGTACAAAACCAGCGCGACACGGACAGTCATCAACAACACGCCGCCCACGATCAGCGGGACAGATACGGACCTTGGGGCAAAGACCGGAGCGTTCGACCAGAAATACACCGTCACCGACCCGGACAGCGGCCAGACGATCACCGTCGTTGAGAAGATCGACGGAACGCAAAAGCGGTCCTACGCCGCGACCAGCGGGCAGGAATACACGTTCAGCGTCACCGCGGATGAATGGCGGAAGCTGTTGAACGGGTCCCACGCGCTGACGGTGACGGCGACGGACAATTACGGCGGAGCCGCGACGCGGACTTACACATTCAGCAAGAACGAAACTGAAATCGAACTGACCCTTGCAACGCCTCTTGAAGCCGACGACATGGTGACAAAGGCGATTATGTCCATCACCCGGCAGATTCCGGCGGGTGCAGAATTCACCGTGGAGGCGTGCAACAACGGCCACGACGATTCCCCCGCGTGGGAGGACGTGACGCAGGCCGTCACCAGCGGGAGCAAGTTTTTCCTTTCCAACGACAGCAAGACGGCGGAGGAATGGGGATTCAATTTCCGAATCAAGGTGAAGCGGAACAGCGCAAGCGGGGATTGCTTCATTTCTTCCGTGGGAGGTAATTTTGAATGAGCGTACAGCACAAGGCGACCAGCATCAAGAACAAGCCGAAATCGGTTGAAGAACTGACCCGCGAAAACGAGCAGTTGCGGGAGAAAAACGAGAGCCTTTCGGGGCAGGTCACAGACCTGCAACTTGCCCTTTGCGACGTTTACGAAATGATCGAAGCGACCGTGTACGGCGCAGAGTAAAGGAGGGGTGAACATGGAACGGGTCTATGCCGATCTGATTCAAAAGGGGCTGAAAACGATTGATGATGTCCCGGAGCGGTTGCGCGACAAGGTGCGCGAACTGCTGAAAACGGCTGAAAGCGGGGGCGGCAATGAGTAACGCGCTGTTCCTGCTTTTTGCATACATCTTTTGCCGAAAGGAGGTGGAAACGATGGCTGTTGTTTATGCAACCCTGATCGTCAAGGGCAAAAAGACCTTGGAGCAGGTCCCCGCGCGGCTGAAAGCTGAGGTGGAAGATCTGCTGACCGCCCTTGAAATCACCCTTTAAGGGAGGCGGAAAGGCCCCCCCGCGCCGCCTCCCCCCGGCGGGGGGGTGGTGTATCCACGGGAGGAGAACTGC